TATTGGAACAAAATCAGAGTAGATTTCCCCGACCATTTTGACCGCATGGCAAAACTAGAGCGTTTTATTGGCGCAAGCATTACCAAGTCCAAGGGTGAAAGGGTTTATTTAGACGAACTGCCTAAAGACGTAGGCGATTATCCTAAAGAACAAAACATTGAGTGTTCTATTTTTTGCCACATGGCTGAACAGGAATACAAATGAAAGTTGATTTAAACAAGGACAACGCGACTGCGGTGATGGGAACGCTGTGGCCTAAAGTCAAAGAAGCCCTAGCATCTGGCAAGCAATTGACCTTAGAGATCAAGAACGCAAGTCGGTCATGCCCACAGAACTCCAAGTATCACGCCATGATTGAGGAAATAGCCCATCAAGCCTCGCATCTGGGCGCAAAGTGGGATGCAGAGGATTGGAAGCGGATGCTAGTTTGGCAATTTTGTAAAGACCAAAAACTAAACGAGGGCAAGATCGTGCCAAGCCTAGACGGGACGGGCATTGTGCAGCTCGGTCAGCAAACCCGTAAATTCACCAAAGAGCAAGCCTCGGAGTTTGTGGAGTGGCTACACGCATGGGGTGCAGAACACGGTGTGACCTTTGAACAATAAACCTACCCTAGCAGAGCGCAAACACTTAGCCCAGATCAAGGAAATGAACTGTGGGGTCTGTGACGCGAGTGGCCCGAGTGACGCGCACCACATCGTCCAACACGAACAATACCTTTGTATTCCCTTATGTAAAGACTGCCACCAAGGGGCGTTTAACGGGATACACGGACAACAAAGAATATGGAAGGTTTATAAAACAAATGAGATGACAGTATTGAACGAAACGATAAGAACCTTGCTAAAATAAAGATGAGCAGTTGCCTTTGGGGGGTGCTCTCCCCCACCTTTTTAGGATATATATGGCTTACGAAAACCAAAAAGATGTTGCAGACTTCATAAGCACATTGCTCCACTCGGGAACTGTTACCCACTTCATGCACTTGTCCACCACCGATTTAGGTGTGCATAAAGCCTTGGGCAAATATTATCCCCAGATCATTGAATTAACCGATAGATTTGCAGAAGCATACTCAGGGTGTTACGAGCGCATCAAAGATTTCCCAGAGAATTTCCATAATGCTAAAGACCCAATGAAATACATGGTTAGCATACAAAACTATGTAATTAAGAACAGAAAAGCAATGCCAGATGAGAGCCAATTGCAAAACATTGTTGACGAAATAGCGGAATTGATTGACAGAACGATCTATCGCTTAGGGTTGCAATGATCAGAATCTTTGCAGGCTACGACCCTCGGGAGGCTATTGGGTATCATGTTTTTACCCAATCCTTGATTGAGCGCACTTCTGAGGCGGTGGCGATCACTCCCTTTTTTGGTAAACAAAGAGATGGGTCGAACACCTTTATCTACCAAAGATTCCTAGTGCCTTACTTCACGGGGTTTAGAGGTAGGGCGATATTTATGGACGCAAGCGATATGCTGATGCTTGCCGACATTGCCGAACTGGACAAGTTATTTGACCCAACAAAAGCGGTACAAGTAGTTAAGCACAATTACTTTACCAAGCACAAAAGGAAATACATCGGTACTGCGATGGAGACCAAGAACGAGAACTATCCGAGAAAGAACTGGTCGAGCCTGATACTGTGGAACTGTGAGCATCCTGATAACAGGGTGCTAGACCCTGACTTTGTGGATGACCATACGGGAAGTGAACTGCACAGATTTGAGTGGTTAAAAGACGAGCAGATCGGTGAATTACCAGAGGAATGGAATGTATTGGTAGGTGAGGACGATCAAGACGCAAAGATCGCGCATTACACTTTAGGAATACCAGAGTTTGAGCATTACAAGAATTGCGCGTATTCTCAGGAATGGCACAAAACCAAGTCAAGGATGCTTAACGGGCTGATAAACATGAAGGAAAACGCTCATGCCTGATTACTCGCTAATGGCAGAAGCCTTGTCTAGACAGGGTTTAGCACCTTATGGAACGCGGTTTGCCGAGGACTTGGGTGCGCCTACCGCAAAGGGTAAGGGCTACTTTGGGGAAATCCCAGATGCTCAAGGCAGACCCATGACCGAACTATCAAGTGCTTACGAACAGGACGGCAAATTAGTTCCGCATCCCTTAGTTGTGCCAACCCTGACAAAAGAAGAGATTGACCTTTTGAAGATGGGCATACCTAATGAGCAGATATACCAAAAAGCCGAGGATTGGGCTAAGAGCCGACTAGGACAAGGGCAAAGCCCATTTGCAACCCCGCAAGATGTGCGGTTTCCAGTACCACAGTAATACAAAATAGTTATGTCAGAAACTAAAGTAGTTAAAAATAGAAAGAAGGCAGGAGGGCGCACATCAGGAACGCCCAACAAGACCACCCAACAGGCAAGGGAGGCGATTGCAATGTTTGTTGATGGTAATGCACACAGATTAGCAGAGTGGCTTGATGAGGTCGCTAATGGCATCCCAGAGGCAGATATAAAACCCAACCCTGCAAAGGCATTTGAGTTATTCCAAAGCGTAGTGGAATACCATGTACCTAAGTTAGCAAGAACAGAGATAACGGGTGCGGATGAAGGCCCAATTGAAATGGTGATCAAGTGGGAAAGCGCGAAGTAATCATTCCTTACTCTCCGAGAGAGGCATTCATGCCCTTTCACCAAAGGACAGAAAGATGGTCATGTTTGGTGGCACACCGAAGGGCGGGGAAAACAGTAGCAGCTATCAACGACCTGATACGCAGAGCACTAACTGAGGGTGGGGTAAGAGCACAGTATGCCTACATAGCCCCGTTCAGAAGTCAAGCCAAGTCTGTGGCGTGGGATTACCTAAAGTTCTATGCCCAACCCGTAAGTAAAAGCACCAATGAGAGCGACCTGACAGTAGAGTTGGTTAACGGGGCAAAGATACGCTTATTTGGCTCAGACAACGCAGATGCCATGCGTGGACTAGGATTTAACGGGGTATACCTAGACGAATACGGAGACTTCAAGCCTAGTGTGTGGGGTAATGTCATAAGACCAACTTTGTCTAGCACCTTGGGCTGGGCGGTCTTTGGGGGAACGCCTAAAGGAAAAAACCAATTCCATGACATATATCGAGTTAGCCAGGCTACCCCAGACTGGTTCTTGTTACGCTTGCCTGCAACGCTTTCCAAGATACTGCCTGCCTCAGAACTGAGGGCTGCCAAAGACCAATTAAGCCAAGACCAGTACGATCAGGAATACGAATGTTCGTTTGATGCCGCCATATTGGGCGCGTTTTATGGCCAAGAGATGCGTTTGGCACAAGATGAGGGGCGCATACAAGACCTTAAATTTGACCCTGATGCGCCTGTTTTTACGGCATTTGACCTTGGTTACAGAGACGATACCGCGATCTGGTTCTACCAAATAGTCAGGGGTGAGATTCATGTGATGGACTACTACGCGGTAAGTGGGGCATCCATAGAAGAAATAGCCAATGTTGTGAACAGCAAGGGCTATCGGTACACCAAACATTTTCTACCCCATGACGCTAGAGCCAAGACACTAGCCTCGGGGGGTAAGTCAATCCTTGAACAACTTGCTAGTCACCTTGGAGGAATAGGCAAACTAGCCATAGTGCCAGAGATAGGTGTTCAAGACGGCATACAGGCGGTGCGGATGATTCTCCCGAAGTGCTACTTTGACCCGATCTGTGATGAGGGGCTAGAGGCACTCAGACAGTACCAAAGAGAATATGATGAGGACAAGAAAACTTTTCGTCAAACTCCAAGGCATGATTGGTGTTCACACCCCGCAGATGCGTTTAGAATGCTTGCAGTCGCGTATCGACAAGACAAGTCAAACGAACCCCAACCCAAAGGGAAGACTTTACAGACGATCACGCTAGACGAATTGTGGGATTTTGAAACTACACATAAAGAGGAACGTATATGAGCGCACCAGTAGCAGAAGTAGGTGGATACAAAAACATCACAGCAACGGGGGCGGTCTCGACAGGGGCTTGTCAACTTATTGGGTTCTATGTGAATAGCACTAACGCAGGCACATTAGTTCTTACTGATGGTGGCTCGGGCGGTACAGCGATGTCTGGAACTATCACTCCAGCAATCGGGTTTCATAGATTTCCCGCTAATGTTGGAACAAGCCTCTATGCGACTATCGCTGGAACTGCATTGAATGTGACATTCTTCTACGCAGGCTGATATGTACGAGAACGCCTACGATGATGGGGCTTATGAGGAAGATCAAGGCCCGTTCTGGCACGACCAACTAGACAAAGCAAGCAAAGTCTTTGACAAGTGGGAAAAGCGCGGTAAAAAGGTAGTAAGACGCTACCGCGATGAGCGCGATGCCATCGAGATGCCAAGGATGAAGTTCAACATCCTTTGGTCGAACATCTCTGTCTTGTTCCCTGCACTCTACGGACGCATGGCAAAGCCAGAGGTTAGCCGTAGATACAGCGACCAAGACCCAGTAGGAAGATTAGCCTCTACGATGTTAGAGCGCGTAATCGAGTATGAGGTAACACAGTTTGGTGACTTTGACTCTGCTATGCAAGGCGCGGTGCAAGACCGCCTATTGCCTGGTCGCGGTACAGCGTGGGTGCGTTACGAGCCAATCATTGTTAACGAACAGCCCGAACAGACGGGAATGCCAGAACTTAACCCAGACGAAGGCGTAGAGATTACCAACACAGAGGAAGTCGAGCGCGTAGATTCAGCGCACAGTCCTGTGGATTATGTCTATTGGACAGACTTTCTCCATTCACCAGCCCGAACATGGGATGAGGTGTGGTGGGTAAGCCGTTGGGTCTACATG